ACGGAGGATCTTCACCAAATTGTACGGTCAAGTCTTCATTGCCAGTCATAAGTTCCTCCTTGTTGATAAATCGCATAACCAGCCGATCATCGCTCCGGCTGATTTTTTCGTTATCCATTACAATTCTCCTTTCAACTGGCCGTGGCAGTTGGTCTGCAACATAACTCTTTGGCCCGTTTACTTTTTCGAGCGACATTATGTCAGGGTTCCACCCCACACGGCCATGTTTCATTGCCTCACGCCTTGCAAATCTCTTCATATTTTTTTTTCCAGTATTCCGCAGCGGATTTGCACTGATCAAAATTGGTCTGCATGATGTCCTTTTCAACAGCGTGGGCAATATTGACGAGTTTTAACTCCCGGTTGAGATCATCCACCTGCTTGCACAGGACTTCGATCTTGGATTCCATGATTGCGATCTGGTTCATACGCTCCTATTGTATCCATAAATGCTGTGATAATCCGCCTGATAGGTTAATTGATATTGGCGGTACGCTTCATTTGATGCGTATCTCTCGCGCTGCTTTCGGTTAATCTCCGCCCGGTTTTTCTCCCGGTAAATCCGGGCCAGCTCAAGCAGCCTGGCCCGGTTCTGCTGGTAGTAAGTCATTTTAGTTCCACGCCGGGCAGCCACCCCGCTTGGCACAGGTGGAGCAATAGGCGGCTGTGTAGGTTGTTTCCGGTTTATCGGGGCACGGACAGGGGGCCATTTCAGCCGGATCGGGAACGTCGGCGGGCTGTGCCGCTTGCTTTCCTTTGAGCTTGCTTTTCAGGGCGGCGCTTGCGTCGGGCGGAGTCTGTTCTTCTGTCAATACCGCGTCAAACCAATCCATAGGGCCGCTCATGCCGTCCTTTAGGCTGTTGTATATTTTGCGGAGGGCGACAAGCTGGGCCGGGGTGATCGTGTCAAGGCGGCGCTGGATGCGCTTTTCAATCTGCTCTTTCGTCACCTTGTAATGTCCAAACGCTTCAACGAGCTTTTTCAGCGCCTCCGGGGAAGTGTCGGCTTTCGCCTTCAATGTCTGTTCGCACTGGCTGACGGCGGCATCAATCACGTCGCCGGGGATGATTCCCAGGATGCAGGCTCGGAGGCGTCGCGCTCCCTGGTTGGCCGTCATTTCGTAAATGTCGCGGGGGTCTTCGAGGGCGTATTTGCCCTTCTTCGTATAGCGTTCATGCTTGACTTGGAATGTCTTTTCCTGTTTGACGTTCGTTTCCATGTCCCAAGCATAAGCCTGAACCGTGCTTTCCCCGTTGCGCTGTTCAAGTTCCTTGATGCCGAACTGCAGGTTCGACCAGTTTTGCGCGATGGCCTCGGCCAGCCTGATTGACGGGCCGGTGATTTCCGTGCCGCCTCTAGAATAGGAATAAAGGGCTTGCTCTGCGAGTGTCGGGCGCTGGCATGCCGTCATAATCCGGTCAAGGCATTCGATCTGATTCCGGGGAAATTTCTTTGCAAGAATAATGGCCCCCTGGACTTCGCTGATTGCCCTCTGCTGTTCTACTTCAACGAGGGCTTGGGATTGCTGCGGCCTTGTGGCAATGGGCGCGTCATAAATTGCGGGTGCTTCCATGATATGCTTCTCCTTTCTATTTTAAAAGAAACCGTCGTTGCGGTTCGCTGGTTTTAATATACTTCTGATAAAGGTTCGGGTTGTCTTTCTCAAAAGCCTTCGCGTCAAAGGACTTTCGGCCATTAGCCAGCTTGTACGTGACAAGCGTCTGCCCGGCGCTGTCAATCAATGTGTCCGCCGTATCGCCCAGGAACCGGATAATGCGGCCTTTAACATCTTCTTCCACCGCCTCCAGTTCCTTGCGCTGGGCGATCAGGTGCTTTAACTCCGCGACACCTGCAAGTGCGCCCTCGGACGCAATAACAGACCCTTCGGCATTTGACTTGCCATATCGGGCAACGGCGTCGGCATAGGTGACCGGGTCGGGCGGGTTGCCGCTCTGAACGCGCTCCCAAAACTTCGCGCAGGCTTCAATAATCATTTCACTGATTTCTTTATCCGCCTCGACAATGTAAAGGGACGGTGATCCGCCGGCGATGGAAACCGGAATGTCCGCCACCTGAAACCCGGTGATGGTCATGTAGTGATGCACCTGGACGGCGTAATAATCAGGGATCTGATTTGTGCCCGGTTCTCCCCAATCCTTCCCACTTCTGGCCGTCTTGATCTCGACAACTCGCCCATCATCGGTGAAGCCGTCAAGACTTGCACCCATAAATGGATACTTTGGATGCACTAATAACTTATCTGGAACCTTTACGCTTCGGCCCGTTGTATCACTGTACCATTGGCGGATAGCAGGCTCTAAGCGACTTCCCCAGTCTGTGGCCTCATTACCTTTCCAGTCTTCAACCTCCTTTCGTTTCTCCTGGTAAACCTGATACGCTGTACGAAAAGGGCTTAGCCCCAAAATGGCCGCTACGTCCGATCCGCCTATCAGTTTTCTGCGCTCTTCTAAATACTTAGCTGGTAGCATTCTCCACCTCCTTATACGTTGATCTTTTTATGGCGTTCCTGATGGTTTTCCGATCTACTGAATATAACGAAGCCAGCGACATAACGCTTTTACCGTGCGAGTATAACAAGCGAGCGTGGGCTACTTGGTGCGCTGTCAATTTCCTTTTTTTCTGGTAATATAATCGCACCTTTTTCGCACAGTCGCGCATATTGTCGGCATGGTTTCCTAGAAACAAATGGGCTGGGTTACAACATGACGGGTTGTCGCACTGGTGACAAACAAATAAACCAGCAGGGATGTCTTTTCCAGTTGCCAGTGAATAAGCAAGCCGATGCGCATAAACCAATTTCCCGTCAACTCTAGTTCTTTTATATCCGGGGCTATTATTCTTTGAAACCCACGGCCAGCAACCGTCGATTCCTTCGGACGTATCAATGTTTTTAGGTAAAGCCTTTTCCATACTACCTCCTTTTTCTAATACCCGCTCCGCCTTTGATCATCTTCTAAGGGTCGCACGCTTCCCTTGCCGTCCATCGCCGGCGGCTGCGGGGTTATTCCTCAATTACCGTCTGATTATGATTACGTTTCCGCGGGTTTCTGCATATATGGCGCGGGTGAGCGAACGCCCGACGCGCCACGCCGTTTAAAATTTCTTCGCGGCTGGGAACCCCATATGCCATGATTTCCCGGCTGAACCGGGCAATCATCTGTTCCTCCGGCCGAAGCAAAGGGTCGGCCTCTTGCACCTGAAATCCCGACACTCCAACCCATTTCCCTGTCATCCACCACCAAAGAACACGCGCAAGGATGACCGCTATTTTGTGTTTCATCTTTTCCCTTTCTGCCATGACGCCGGATACTGTCTCCTGTTTCGGCACATAGGTTGAAATGCCGAGTACGCCTTAGAGTTCAACCGGCTCCCGTTCCCCAGGTCTTTCGACCGTCAAGGAAGTTACAAAATTACCGCAAACACCGCAGCGGAAACGCCGAACGCCAAAAGTAGAATACCAAGCGCGATGATCAGTCCGCCTCTATTATCCGGGTGGTGATCCTCAGCCTCAAGAAGTTCAACTAAATGATCCTTAACTTTGATGTGCATTAAACAACCTCACAAATGGTCGTCTGTAATGTCTGACCCTCAAGCCGGGCGCAGTCATCGGCGTTCACCGGTTGGCGTCGGCCACATAACTTGAGCAGACAAGTGTAAACCGCCCTCTGGTGGAGGGCCAGCGGGCGTAGTGTGCTACCAATGCTGTCGCGCCCTTGACCTCCCTTGCAGTTAGTTTTTTTCTCCGGTTACATTGTAATTATGCTTAATTACTGATATTTTTTTGCCGCACTTATGACCTGCGCAATCCTCCAATAATTCAACATAATAACTGTGGTCCTGTTGTATTTCTATTAACCTTGCCTTGCAGATATGTGCGGTTGGTGTAATTACGCGGCCACCGTAATGCCTAAAAGATTTATAGGTAAATAACCGCACATTTATTTCGGCCTTTTCCTTTTCCTCGATCCGGTACGATTCAAGACTCTTGTCCCTTGCGTAATTCGTGTTCATGTAGCTAAGGTCTTCCATCTCTTACCCCCTTGTGCGCCACAAAGACGCACAAAAAACAAATGCTGATTCTCCGTTCTGTTCATCTACGATTTCCTAATTAATGCTTAAGTTTTTGTTTGGTCCGCACGAAGCGTTCCATAATGCCTCTCCGCTGCTTCAAGCGTGATGCTGCCTGCCCTCCGTGTTCTGTGTTGCCCTTGCGACCGGGGTCGTGTTCTCCCTACTGTTTGCACCTGTCGTCTTTGGTGCAACGTCCCTTGTGGCTTCGTGCGGTTTAACGGGTGCGTTTGCGTTATGACCGCTTATCGGTCGCCCAAACCTGAAGCCGGGAGCTTCGGGGTGTTGCTATGTTTTCTTGACGCCTATTTTACTACTTTTTTTTTTAATGTCAAGTCTTTTTTACAATAAAAATTATTTGACTTTGTTTTTTTCCTGTGTTATTATGTAGCCA